AAATTAAAGATACTAACGTTGCTTTTGATAGACAAGGTAGTAGCAAGATTGGTCCATCTACAGTAAAGAAACCTGCTAACGAAGAAAGATTTAAGTATTCTACTGCTGGTCGTGGTACAGGTGGAAAAAGTGTAAAAACAGTAGATAAAAATATTGGTGGCAAAAAAGTTGGTAGCATAAATCCACGTACTGGTAAACAACAGTATTCTTATGAGGGTGGCAAAACATTTACTATTCATTATGACAAAGAGGGTAAACTAGCGAGTTATATTGTACCTAGTGCGCCCGGCTCTAAGCTAGGTAATATTAGATTATCTGGTGGAATGTTACCTAAGTATAGAACTCAATATGATGCTCTAACAAACAAAGTAACTAGCAAACCTGAAATGGCTACAGGATCTCAACCTGTTAAAAAAACTACAGATATGTATAACAAAGAAGTAGAGCAAGTTAGAAAAAAAGTAGCTAGTAGAATTGAAGATATGAAAGTAAAAGGCGATCCAATTACAGAAGTAGCTTATGGTGCTGGTGACAAAGCTGGTAAATTGATTGCTACTGAATATAAAAGACAATCACCAAATGTAAAAGTTATGTCAGTAATGCCACAGATGGTAAATAAAAAGGGTAAGCAAACATGGTCATCACGTGTAACAGGATATAACCAATTTAAAAATATAAAAGATTTAGATAAAAGCCCTGCTGTAATCAAAGCAGCAACTAACAGACAACTTATTAGTAAAGCTAAACAAGATATTATTAAGAATCCGGGTGCTGAACAAAACATAATTTTATATACATCTGGTCAAAAAAGTAATAAAAACTTTTTAACTTCTACAGCTATGAGCAAATCAGATATCAATTATATTAATAAAAATAATAAAATTGGTAGACCAGTAGGATATCAATTATCAGAGATTAGTGGCTTTAGAGGTGTACCGCCTGTTGATATAAACTTAACTAAAACAACACTCAAACATAAAGTAAAAGGAGGTAAGCTAACAGATCCAAAGGATATACTATTAGCTAATAATAAAATTAAAGGTCCAAGTAAAGGAGCTAGAGACATATTTAAAAAACCACCAAAGAAATAATGGCACATACAGTAGAAGCATTAAGAAAATACAATACACCAGCTATGAAGAAACTTATTATTGCTGTTAAGATGAGCCATATGAAAGGACTACCAAAAGAAGCAATGACTGATAGAGAAGCAGAAAGAGTATTAGAATCTTTAACACCATTAACATTAGAGAAGTTATATAAGCTAGCGGTGGAACATGACCTCCTTAACCTATAAGCCAGACGGCAATGTAATCAAACAATTTATGAAAGACGATTCGTTCTTTCGTGGTCTACGTGGACCAGTAGGTTCTGGTAAATCAGTATCATGTTGTATTGAAATAATACGCAGAGCATTGACACAAAAGGTTGGAACAGACGGTAAACGTAAATCTAGATGGGCAGTTATAAGAAATACTAACCCACAACTCAGAACAACAACTATAAAAACATGGCTAGACTGGATGCCTGAAGAACAATGGGGACCATTTAAGTGGTCAGTACCCTATACACATCATATAAAAAAAGGTGATATAGATTGTGAAGTTATCTTTTTAGCCCTTGATAGACCAGAAGATGTAAAGAAACTGCTATCATTAGAGTTAACAGGAGTATGGATCAATGAAGCAAGAGAGATACCTAAGTCAATTGTGGATGCAACTACTATGCGTGTTGGACGTTATCCTAGTATGCGTGATGGTGGTCCTAGCTGGTATGGTGTTATAGCAGATACCAACCCGCCAGATACAGACCATTGGTGGGCAATCCTAGCAGGTGAAACTGTACTACCAGATTATATAACTAAGCAAGAAGCTAAGATGTTAGTTAAGCCAGATACATGGAGATTCTTTAATCAACCACCAGCAATGCTAGAGGTTATGGATAAAGAGGGACATCTAGACACATACGAAGACAATAAAGATAAAGAAAACGGAAAGAATCTTACAAGAAACTACTATGATTCTATCATCAGAGGTAAGACTAAATCATGGATTGATGTCTATGTACTCAATAAACTAGGGCAAATAGAGGATGGTAAGCCTGTATATGAGATGTTCAGACGTGATGTACACGTTGCTAAGTCTGATGTTGCTATCATGAAAGACACAACAATCTACATGGGTATAGACTTTGGGCTCACTCCAGCATGTGTATTCGGTCAAAGAGTACGTGGTAGGTGGCTTATCATTGATGAGCTAGTAGCTGAAGATATGGGTATACTTAGGTTTTCTGATTTAATGAAACAGAAAATGGCAGAGTATTTACCTAGAAGTTTTACAATATTTGGCGATCCAGCTGGTGACCATAGGGCGCAGACAGATGAATCTACACCATTTCAGATACTAAAAGGCAGAGGAATTACAGCAAGACCAACACATTCTAATGACGTTACATTAAGATTAGAGAGTGTTAATGCTACTTTATCAAGGATGGTTGATGGTGAAAGCGGAATGTTGATAGATCCAAAATGTGTTAACATAATTAAAGGATTTGATGGAGGATACCATTACAGAAGAATGCAAGTTTCAGGGGAAAGATACGATGATAAACCCAATAAGAACAGATTTTCGCATATACATGACGCGCTTCAGTATATGTTATTGGGCGCAGGGGAGGGAAGATCATTGACCGTAGGTACAAAAAGTGCTAAACCTGTAGTTGCAAAAAAGAATTTTAACGTTTTTGATTTAAAACCCAGAAATGTTTACGATAGGAGAAGATAGATATGTGTAGTTTTAGTGGACCAAGCACTCCGCCTCCACCACCACCACCAGATAATTCTGCTGAGGAAGAGGCTGCAAGAGAATCTAGAAGAAGAATGAGATTAGAACAATCTCAAGAAACTAAAAGATTAAAAGAAGAAGCTTTTGAAAACAGATTGCAAGCTTATACAGGCAAAGCAGGTAGAGCATCATTGCTTTCTGGACCTAGAGGTGGAAGAGGATTTGCTGTATCAGAGGATATGATGTCTAAAAAAACATTAGGAGCATAAATGCTTGAACCTCAAACAACCCCACAGATAGACTATTTGTCTGATCCTGTTAAGCAATTGCTTAAAAGATATGAACATGCCAAGACTATTAAGGATAATTGGAATAGCATATTTGAAGAATGCTATGAGTATGCTTTACCACAAAGAGAGAGTTTCTATACAGAAACACAAGGTAGAAAGCGTACGGATCGTATCTTTGATGAGACAGCTGTAGTAGGCGTACAAGAGTTTGCATCACGTTTACAGTCAGGAATTGTACCAAACTATGCAAGATGGGCTGATTTTGTAGCAGGTAGTGAAGTACCTAAAGAACAACAAAAAGAAGTTAATCTTGTATTAGACCAAGTAACTGAGTATGTATTCGAGATATTACAGAACTCAAACTTTGCTCAAGAGGTGCATGAATCCTTTTTAGATATAGCATTAGGCACAGGTATATTATTAGTAGAAGAGGGAGATGCAATAAATCCTATAAGATTTAAAGCAATACCATTACCACAAGCAGTATTAACATCTGGACATGATGACAAAGTCGATCATGTATACAGAAGACGTATGATTCGTATGAAAGAATTATTAGTTGCCTATCCAAAAGGTGACTTATCAGAAAAAATGTTGATGGCATTAGAGAAAAGTCCAGACAAAGAATGCGAAATAATAGAGGTTTGTTACAAAAATCACTACAATAATAAGGAAGAAGAGCATCGTTTTTGTGCTATTGCTAAAGAATTTGAGCATAAAATCTACGAAGAAACTTACAAAGGACTAGGTTCTAACCCATATGTTATCTATAGATGGAGCAAATGTGCAGGTGAAACCTATGGTCGTGGACCATTACAACTAGCACTACCAGCAATTAAGACAGCAAATCTAGTAGTAGAATTAATTTTAGAGAATGCACAAATGGCAATCTCAGGTATGTATCAAGTAGAAGATGATGGTGTAATAAACGTGGATAATGTCTCACTCATACCCGGCACCATCATTCCTAAAGCTGCAGGATCATCTGGTCTTACACCAATAGCACCAGCAGGTAACTTCAATGTAAGTGACCTAGTATTAAGAGATATGAGAACTAATATTAAGAAAGCCTTATATAATGATATGTTAGGTAACGCTAATGAAAAAACACCAATGTCAGCTACTGAGGTAGCAGAAAGACAAGCAGACTTGTCCAGACAAATAGGTGCAGCATTTGGCAGACTACAATCTGAGCTAGTTACACCAGTATTACAGAGAGTAGTTTATATACTAAAGAAACAAGGTAGGATAAAAATACCATTAATTAACGGCAGAGAGGTTAAAATACAGTCATCTAGCCCTCTAGCACAAGCACAACATCAACAAGATGTAGGCACAATTGACAGATTTTTAGCTATGATACAAGGTAGAGTAGGTCCAGAACTTGCTAATATTCTAATAAAACAGGATGAAGTAGCCAAGTATGTAGCTAAAAAGCTAGGTGTTCCAGAAGAACTTATACGTTCTACGGAAGAAATGCAGGCTGCTGCACAACAAATGCAACAGATGATGCAACAACAACAAATGCAACAAGCACAGGAGGAAACACCTCCTGAACAATAGGAGAAACTATGACAGAGAAAAAGCCCAACACTCTTATAGGTTTAGATAATATACAAAGAAACACTAAAGATGAGGAGAACTTAAATACTTTGTTTTACAAAATGTTCAACACAGCAGGTGGTTCCGAAATCTTAAAGTATCTTAAAACTCTAACTCTAGACGCAGTCGCTGGACCAGAGATATCCAATGAATCATTGAGACATCTTGAGGGACAGAGATATTTAGTAGGACTTATTCAACGCAGAGTTAACAAAGGTGTTAGTCAAAACATGGTAAAGGAGAATAACAATGGCTGAAGAACAACAAGCAGTAGAATCAACAGATCAACCTGTCGAGCAATCTGTTGAACAACAAACAGAAGATGTTTCACGTGAAACGTCAGAACAACAAGAGGTAATGGATAGACCTGAAATTATTCCTGAAAAGTTTTGGAATGCAGATACAGGAGAAATTAATCTTGAAGATATGGCTAAGTCTTATAACCATTTAGAAAAGTTTGCTAGTGGTAAAAAAGATGAAATGAGAGAAAGTTTAATAGCTGAACTTACACAAGAAGCTAGAGAACTTGCACCTGAAGAACCATCTGGGTATGAATTACCTAAATTAGTAGAGGGTGTAACAGAAGATATGGTAGAAGCTAATCCATTAACTGATTGGTGGAGAGCGCAATGTCATGAAAGAGGATACTCACAAGAAGATTTTCAAGATGGTATTAATAAATACATTGATACTATGATGGGTAATCAACCAAATTTAGATGCAGAAGTAGAAAGATTGGGTGAAAATGCTAATGACAGAATAAATGCTGTCAACGCATGGGCATCTTCTTTCTTCCCTCCAGAAGAATTTGATGTAATTGCATCTAGTCTTGGTACATCAGCAGAGGGGATTGCAGCATTAGAACGTATGCAAGAGAGTATGCAGTCTGTATCTGGTAGGTCTGAACAGGTAGCACAACCAGAAAGAGAACTAGGTATAGATGATGTTAAAGCAATGATGAATGATCCAAGATATCATGATCCAAGACATAGGGAAACTTCATACGTTGAGAGGGTTAATCAAGCGTGGAATCGCTTGAATATGTCAGGCAAAATTTAATGCTCTATGTTGAAAAAGGAGAGCCAGCTCATGCTTTTGAACTGGCTTTCAAACTAAGACAAATAGATATGTTTGAGGTAGCAATGATGGGGCATGATCCATTATACGCTTTGGTTACGCCTTTTAGATTTACTAGAGACGGTGTAAAAACATATACTGTTTTAAAAAATAAAGAAGTATTAGCTATGTTTGGTGTTGTTAGCACTAAAAATAATCCTAAAAGAGGAGCTGTATGGATGCTATCTTCTAAAAAACTAGATAAAGATTGGTTGTATTTTACAAAAAGAACTAAAAAATGGGTAGATTATTTCTTAGCTGACTATGATTATGTACACAATTACATATCAGAAGAGAATAAAACAGGAATTAAATGGCTAAAGTGGTTAGGTTTTAGCTTTAATCCTAAGAAAATTATTGTCAAAGGCAAAGAAGTATTGTATTTTTATAAGAAGATACAGGGTGTATCTGGAAATATACAGCCCGTTTTAAATGATCTCGGTCCAAAATGGATAACCGAAGATAAGTTAAGGTTGGACAACTGTTGAATTAATTTTTAATAGGAGCTTAATATGGCAACGCAAATAAGTAACGCGTTTATTAAGCAGTTTGAAGCCGAAGTCCACATGGCTTATCAGAGGATGGGTTCCAAACTGCGCAATACAGTGCGTCAATCGAATAACGTTACCGGTAACCAAGCAAGATTCCAAAAGGTTGGTAAAGGTGCTGCGTCTACTAAATCTAGACACGGTCAAGTCAACACAATGGAAGTAGCACACTCTACAGTAGATGTTACATTAGCTGATTTCTATGCTGCCGACTATGTCGACACATTAGATGAGCTAAAAACTAACATTGATGAGAGACAAGTATTAGCTACATCTGCTGCTGCGGCACTGGGACGTAAAATGGATCAATTAATTATCGATGTACTCGATGCTGGTTCTAACTCTAGCAACGTGGTTCATGGTTCAGCAGCTTTAACATTAGCTAAAGCACTAACCGTATATGAAGCATTTGGCGAAGCAGATGTACCAGACGATGGACAAAGATACTTTGTTGTATCACCTGCTGGATGGGCTGATTTACTACAAATCGACCAATTTAGTAGAGCAGAATACGTAGGAGAAACTGATTTACCATACGCTGGTGGCATGACTGCTAAACGTTGGCTTGGTTTTTTATGGTTTACTCATTCTGGGCTATCAATTTCTAGTACAACTAGGGACTGTCACGCATACCACAGCTCGTCTGTTGGTCTTGCTACTGGTTCTGATGTACGTACAGAAATTAACTATGTACCAGAAAAAGTAAGTAATTTAATAACTTCATACTTTAGTGCAGGATCTGTCATGATTGACAATGATGGTGCTATCGAATGTCAGATAACAGAATAAGGAGGATAACATGGCTTTAGATGCAACAAATCTTAAAAAGATAGCTGGTTCTGGCGACATGAATCTCTTTGTTTATAAGAGTACTGACGCTATTGGAACAATTGTAGCTTCGGGTTATTTTAATAGCTCAACTGCTGACTTAAAACAGTTTGATACAATCATAGTAACTGGTGCCACAGGTGGTACAGCTACTGTAGATGTGATTACTGTTTCTAGTGCATCAGGTGCTGCAACAGTTACAACAACTAACGGAACATAACGTTAAGGGGAGAGGTTTACTCCAAGTGATCTCTCCCCACTATAATTATGAATAATAGTAAATTTGATATATGTAGCTCAGCCCTAGTTTTAGTAGGTGCTAACACTATTACTTCATTTACTGCAAATACTACTGAATCAACAGTAGCATCACAACTTTACGAAACTACTTTAGAAACTATGTTAACCAGATGTAGATGGAGATTTGCTTCTAAACAACAACAATTGTCTAGAAATACAGAAGTACCAGACGCAAGATGGGAGGCAAAGTATTCTTTACCAGAGGGAACATTAATCATTCATACTATTACAGTCAATGACAATGTTATTGAATATGATAGATATAGTAATGAGATATTTTGTGATGCTTCTACTAGCGATACTGTGGTAGCAGATTTTACATACCAACCATCAGAAGCTGATTTCCCACCCTATTTTACACAAGCATTAGTATTTGAACTTGCATCATTATTTGCAGGTGCTATTGCTAGAAATGATAGTTTATCTCAATTGTATGCAAGTCGTTCTGTTGCACAACTAGCTATAGCTAGAGCGCAAGATTCACAAGCACAAACAACTAGAAAAATAGATACAACTAGATTTAGAAATAGGAGGAATACAAGTAGCATTGGAACTATCAAAGCTACTGTTAGCTCATAGATGGCAATACATAGAATTAACCAAACAAGCTTTCATTCTGGAGAGTTAGATCCACAGCTTATATCACGTAATGATTTACGTGCATATGGAAGAGGACTACAAAAAGCACGTAATGTAATGTTACGTAATCAGGGAGCTATAGAAAGAAGACCGGGAACCTTTTTTAGAGCAGACTTAGGTGGTCATTCTAGATTAGAATCATTTATATTTAGTGGTACGCAAGAGTATATCTTTGCGTTTCAAAACACTGCTCTCAAAATATATTCAACATCAGGTACATTATTACAAACAATAACCAGTTGCCCTTGGGCTACATCTAATTTATTTGAATTAAACTTTACACAACAAGGCGATACAATGATTGTTGTACATGAAAGTTTTGTACCACAAATTATAACTAGGACAGGAGCTACAACGTTTACCAAATCAAATTTTGCATTTACTGAAAGTGTTAATGGTAAACAAATATATCAACCTTATTTTAAGTTTGCACCAGAAACTGTAACACTAGATGCAAGTTCAGCTACAGCAGGAACAGGCATAACAGTTACATCTAGTGCATCTTATTTTACATCTAATTATGTAGGTACAACATTAAAAATATATGGAACAGAAGCTACAGTAACTGCATATACATCTGGGACAGAAGTAACAGTAACACTCAAAGATGATTTAGAGGTAGAGTTAGATGAAGATCCATTTGCAACACAACAAGGTAGTGGTGTTGTAAAAGTTACACATGTACAACATGGCTTATCTACAGGTGCTTCTATAGTTATATCTGGTTCAGAAGATATATTTGATGTAGATGGCAATGGTTTAGCTTCTGTAAACTTAAACGGCACATTTACTATAACAGTAGTAGACGACAATCATTATACATATACAGCTAGCTCAGGAGATACAGCATTAGAATCAGTAGATGCTGGTGGTGTTAGAGTAGTAATAAAAACACATGCACCTACCAGAGATTGGCAAGAACAAGTATTCTCTGATATAAATGGATATCCAAAAGCTGTAGCATTTTTTCAACAAAGATTAATATTTGCTGGAGTGACTAATTTACCAGATGGATTACAAGCTAGCAAAGTATCTGAGTTTTATAACTTTGATACAGGTGAGGGTAATGACAACGAATCAATACAAATACAAATAGCATCAAACGAAATTAACGAAATAAGACATTTAATATCTGGAAAAGTATTAGAAATATTGACTAATACATCTGAATTTTATTTGAAAGCATCTATAGGTAAACCTATTACACCAGCTGATATCGAAGTAGTAAGACAATCTACCTATGGCGCACAGCAAAAAGCAATGCCTAGACAGTATGATGGTGCAACAATATACATACAAAACAACGGTAGAACAGTAAGAGAATATGTATTTAATAGTGCTACAGAAGAATTTGCATCAGCACCAATAGCTATGATGTCTGGACATTTAGTAACTGGAGCAACTGATGCAGCACATTTAGATTCAATGAGCGATCGTGACGAACAATTATACTTTATAGTTAATTCTGATGGCACTATTGCAGTTTATTCGTCACAAAGATTGCAAGAAGTATCTGGTTGGTTTCAATGGAATACAACAGGAACTATAGAATCTATTGCATGTACAACAGGTATTGCATATATGTCAGTAAAAAGAACAATCAATAGTGCTGATGTTTACTATTTAGAACAAGTAGCAAGTACAGCATTTGATATACCTACAGATATGACAGCGACAAAAACGTTGTCAGCGAGCTACCAACCTCATGGCACTCCACTCACTCATGGTACAACGAGTAGCTCGTCTGGGTTTATTGCAGATGGATTTACTAATGCACCACAACAAGGTGAGGCATTTCAGTTTGCAGGTACAGGCACAGAATATACAATACAATCTGCAACAGCTACAGGTAATTCAGGTGAATATCATATAGTAATTAGTGCATCTATAACTACATCTAATAACGTAGAATTAAGATTTACAAAATCTAAAACATGGTCAGGCTTGAACTCAACACCAGATATGAGAGGATTAGAAGTACATGCTACATCAGGTTCTACAGAGGGAGGCAATATAAACTATTATGGAAGTGCCACTGTTACTAGCGGGGGTGTTGGCGTTTTTGATAGTCCTGCATCAGCGGTAGATATAGGAACAAATTACACAGTAGAAATTAATACAATGCCAGCTGATGGTGCTATTGGTGCATCTACAACTAAATCACCATTGACAGCACATCCAAGAAAAATAGCTAAAGCTATATTAAATTTATCAAACAGTTATACTTTACAAGTAAATAACTTAGATGTACCAATGAATGATATAGCAGATATAACGACTTCAGCAGGAATACCTGCATTTACAGGCACGAAATCTGTACATTTTTTAGGATATAACAATAACCCATTTATGGAGATATCTCAGAATATACCTTTACCATTTAGAGTATTAACAATAACAACGGAGATTTATTACTAATGTGTGATCCAGTATCAATGACTTTAGCAGCTTCAAGCGCAATGAGTACAGCAGGTGGCTATCTTGCGGGAACAAGTATGCTATCTGGAGTAGGTGTTGGAATGATAAACGCTGCATCTGCTATCAATAGTAGTAGTGCATTTGTGCAAGGATTAAGAGGTGTAAGTCTAGCTATGAATGTTGGCAATACATTATCAGCAGCAGGTAGAATATATGGCGGATCGCTTCAACAACAATACAATAATCGACAAGCAGAATTAGAACAGCAAAAATATGTAGAGCAACAAAAACAAATGAAAGCTCAAATAGAAAGAGACAAGCTAGAAGCTAGGTCTCAAGAGTTAGATAGAAGAAGAACATATATAAGAAACGCTGCATCAAATCAAAGTCAAATGGCTGTATCTGGTGTAACAATGGCATCTGCATCTTACTCAGCATTACTCGATAGTAACAAAGATACTTACTTTAGAGATATAAATTACATAAAAATGTTAGGTAAAGAAAGAGATTATGTAAATAAAACAGAATTAGAACAATCTAATATAGCTCAACGTTCTGCACAAAAACAATATAAAACATTAGCTAAATCTACTACAGTGAATACATTACTAGATGCTAGCAAAATGTACTTTGGATAATAATGGCAATCAATAGAGAAAAACAACAAAATACACTAGCTAACAGAATAAGAGTAGTTAGAGGTAGAGGTTTAGATCAAGCCATATCTAGTGCTAACAACGAATCAAGAGTAGTAGAAGCAACTATTAATAATATATCTAATGTTGCACAAGATTATTTGACAACACAAAATACTGCTAAAGGTAAGAAGATGGCACGTGAACAAGAGTTTGGTGCTAAGACTATTACTTACACAGATAACAATGGCGCACAACATAACATGGAAATGGTTGTACCAGTAGAAGCTCCAGAGTTTCAAAGTCGTTCTGCCCAAGAAGCTTATGATGCAATCAATATGGTTATGTATAATGATGCTGTTAAGACATCATTACAAGGCATAGTAGATATGACATCGACAGAAGCCCTAGATGCTGGATCATCTGTACAAGAGTTTCAATCATTAGTAGAAAACAAAACATCAATATACATAGATGAATTACCACAAGGTTATCAACAGGTAGCTAAAACACATGTAGCAGATAGATTGGCACTCAAAGCTCCTAATGTACACAAAGGTTTTGTAGTCAGACGTAATGCGGAATCAGAATTAAATATAACTAAAATGACAAACAACGTGTCAGCAGAAGCATTTGAATCTGCACTTATGGGTAATGAATACAATTTAGAAAGACTAAGAACTAAGTATGATGAAGCGTCTTTACTCATAGATGCCTCTGGTCATTACACATCAGATGCTCACAAACAATCAGCAATAAAAGAATTACAATCAGATTATAAATTAAATAAAGCAATACTAGATATGTTTGGTAACTCTCTATCACAT